TCGCCGTCGCCGTAGCCAGAGCCGTAGCCGGAGCCGTAGCCGTAGCCGTAGACGTAGCCGTAGCCGTCGCCGTCGCCGTAGCCAGAGCCGTAGCCGGAGCCGTAGCCGTAGCCGTAGACGTAGCCGTAGACGTAGCCGTAGCCAGAGCCGGAGCCGGAGCCGGAGCCGTCGCCGGAGCCGGAGGTCCACTCCGGCACAGCGCCGCGACTCACGGCGACCACGGCGCCGCCTCCCAGCGCGCGACGGCCTCGGGCGTTACCTCGATGACTGAGGTAATCGCGCGGAGCGTGATGTCCGCTGGCGGGCCAACGCGGCACGACTCGGTCGGGCCGCCAGCGGCGAGGCCCATAAACCCCCGCACGTCACGACTCCAGAACACGCACAGTCGCGCACGGGCCAGCGTGATCGTCTCGCCCGTGGTGTCCGTCGCGTAGCCGAAAAACACGCCACGGTGCGCGGTGGTCACGATGACAGGGCGGGGCTTGGTCTTGGTCTTGGTCTTGGTCTTGGTCTTGTTGGTCTTGGTCTTGGTCACAGAATCTCCTTCGCGGGATTTCTCGGACTGGGTGGGTTGTTCAGTTCTGACGGTCGAGTTCTTCGTCGCTCACGGCTCCTCCTTCGCCCACGCAAGCAGTTCGCGCCGTCCTTCGCGCCAATCCTCCTGCCACGCCTTGACCTGCGCCTCGGCATCCTCGGCGCGCTGGCGCAGCCGCTCGACCTCGGCGCGGGCCTCGTCCCTCTCGCGGATGGCGGTGTCCCGCTCTAGGGCGGTAGCGCGGATCGCGACCCTGCCCACGCACCGGGGGCACTCAGGGTGGACCCACGTGAAGCTGGCCTCGCAGGTCGGGCAGAACTTCTCCTTCATGCAGCCCTTCTACACCCGGGGTCTGACCGGCGGGGTGCGGGGCTAACGGTCCTCGTCGGAGGGCGCGGCCTTGCCGGAAGCCTCTAGCGCGTCACCGAATGTCCTCCACCCGCAGCCCGGGGTCTGGTACAGACTCCAGCCGAGCATCGCTATGCCGCCAGATCTGATAGTACTTATGGCCCGCGTTCGCCGTCATCTCGACGATGAACTCGCGTGTGACGTGGGGCGACCGGACCTTCTGAGCGAGGGCCCGGGGGGTCTTGTAGATGGTGTCGAACATACTGATCTCATTCGCCTGGGCTACCGTCTGAAGCTCGTTGAACAGTTCGGTCAGCGACACCTTGCGCCCGATGTTCTGGAAGCCCCGGCCCCGGTAGACGATCCACTTGTGGAGCACGTCGACCAGCGGGTCTTCCTCGTTGACGAAGGCTAGCTGCTCGTCGCGCATGGCCGAGAGCATCTCGGTCACGCTGTCGTCCGACCAGTGCATCACGGCCCCGACGGCGCGGGCGAAGGTCGCGAAGTCGGCCATGCGGAAGTCCTCGTCCCGCACCGGGTCGCCGTTGCTGACCCGCAGGTAGTTCACGATCTCGTTGACGTACCAGATGTACTCCCCCATGAACTGGGGGCGCTGCGCGAGGATGTCCCGCTTGAGCGTTTCCAGGGGCCGGAACCGCTCCAGCCGCTCCAGGCGCAGGATCAAGCAGCGGTCGGCGGTGTCCTCGCGCCGAAACGAGGTCGGGTTCTTCGTCGCCACGGCGATGAAGGCGTGGGGCTTGATCTTGACTTCGTCAGCGTCGGAGAACAGCTTGCGCTTGGTCCACGACCCGGACGTGACGTAGGCGCAGATCGAGTCGGGCACCCAGTCGATATAACTGTCGGTATTGTCGAAAACCGCGATGGGCGACCGCAGGAGGATGACGCCGAAGTCGTCAGGCTTGTTCTTCGACAAGATCATCGGGTTGCCCTCGCCCATCAGCGCAAGCTGGAGCATGAGCACCGACGCCGACTTGCCCGAGCCCTGGGTGCCCTCCACGATGAGCAGGGGCTTGGTGGGCATGATGTCGGGGAACGCCAGGATGAAGATCCAGACGATCATCGCCATCTTCTGCTGCTGGGGCGTGATGCCGCCCAGGCCGCACGGGGCGAAGTTCAGGTCCGTCAGCTTGTCGATCAGGATCCCGTGGGGTCCGATGTCGGGCTCGTAGGGCACCCCGTTGTCGTCGTCGATGAAGAACACGTCGTCTTCGCCGTTGGGCACCTTGGTGGGTGTCCCGCCGTCGATCCGCCACATATGCCCGTCGTAGGAGGACAGGTACACCGTCGGGTCCTCGACCTTGTAGGACGAGAACCGGCGCAGCGGCGCCTGCGCGCCGTTGGCGAGCGCGTAGTCGCGGAGGTTGGAGTAGACGAACTTGCCGATGGCGTCGGTCTGGGACAGGCCGTAGACCTGATTGAGGTAGGACATGACCCGCTCCCCGCCCCGGCCCGACGCGGGCAGCGAGCAGATCTCATGGGTCAGGCCCAGGTACATGAACAGGCTCTTGTCGGCCTGGAGGAACTGGCTCCCGCTCGCGATCTCGGCGGCGATGACGTAGTTCCAGACCGCGAGGTTACGCATCCGACTGTTGCGGTGGTTGCCGTCCATGAGCCGCGAGGTGCGTAGCCGGTGAAGCGCGGTCTGGTCGGCTGAGATCGCCATCGGGTCGGGGACGCTAGCACGGTGGTCTGTCAGGCCCGACGTGTAGGGTGCCCGTCGTGCCCGTTCACGCCACCAACCAACGCGACTGGTTCGTCGCCACCCGCGCCGACGTGGAGCACTTGTTCAGCGTCCCCGGGATCAAGATGCTCAACCCCCAGCGGTGGCAGATCCACCGCACCCACCTGCCCCTCGTGGCCGACGGGGCCCCGTTCCTCCTGCGCGCCGCCACGTCAGACTGGACCCTGCGCGACAAGGCGACCGAGGGCCGTGGCTTCAAGCTACGCAACGTCCAGCACGCCGCCGTCGACTTCATGCAGGCCCGACGCGGCACCCTTCTGGGCGACGACCCGCGCGTGGGCAAGACGCTGGCCTCGATCATGGCCCACGACCCCGCCTCCGGGCCCCTCGTGGTGATCTGCCCGGCGATGGTCCGCCCCGTGTGGATCGGGTGGCTTCGCCGGGTGTTCCCCGACGAGCCCATCGGGCTGATGTCAGGGCGAACCCTCGACCGCTCTGTTCTAGCACACAGGCTCATCGTGGGCCACTACGAGATCCTCCCGTGGTGGCAGTCCGACCTGAAGATCGGTACGGTGATCTTCGACGAGGCTCACCTTTTGACGAACCGGACCTCGCGCCGGTCGAAGTCGGCGGTGTTCTTCGCCTCGCGTGCCCAGCGGGTCATCGCTGCCACCGGCACCCCGATCTGGAATATGCCCACCGACCTCTGGAACGTGCTGGGCATGGTCGCGCCCGGGGGCTGGGGCAGCTTCCACGATTTCGGCAAGCGGTACGGCGACCCGGTCGCGACCGCCTACGGGGTCAAGTACACCGGGATCTCGTTCGCGGATGAGCTTCATGCCCGGCTCACCGAGGTGATGATCCGGCGCCGCTGGGTTGACGTGGCCGACGACCTGCCGCCCATCACCCGCAACGTAGTGTTGGCCGAGATCACCGACGAGCAGCGCAAGCAGCTAGACATCATGGCCCTGGCCATGAAGTCGGACAAGTCGACGACCGTCGGCCACCTCGCCGCCTACCGCCAGAAGCTGTCCAAGGCCAAGGCCAAGTGGACCCTGGCCGAGGCCACGCGCCTGCTCGACGGCGGCGAGCCGGTCGTGATCTGGACGTGGCACACCGACCTCGCCGCCTCCATCGCGAAGGCCCTGGGCGAGCGTGGGTTCCTCCTGACCGGGGAGGTGCCCGGCGACAAACGGGACGAGACGATCAACGCTTGGAAGGCCACGCCCGCCGCCGCCCTCGTCTGCACGATGGCGGTGGCCCAGGTCGGGCTCGACTTCTCCCACGCCCACCTCGCGATCTTCGCGGAGATCGACTACACGCCCGCGATCCTGGCGCAGGCCGAGATGCGGACCTTCGCCCCGACCCGGCCCATGAACGTGACCTACATCGTCGGGGACCACGTCGTCGACCAGCGGATCGTGCTGGCCCTGACCCGCAAGCTGTCGGCCTCCAACCCCCTGGGGGTCGGCGCGGCCAACGACGCGATCTCGGCCCTCGCCTACGCCGTCAACGGCAGCCCCGAAGAAGCGGACCTGGGGCAGATGCTCGACGACTGGCTGGAGTCGGCCTAGCCCCGGCTGGGGAAGCGCAGAACGCCGGTCTTCTTGAAGGCCACGGCGCAGGAACGCTTGATGTTCGCCTTCGTCTGCCGCAGCGTGGAGCGACCTTCAGCGTTGAGGTTGGCGTAGTCGGCGTGGCCCTCCGCTCGCCCGATCAGAAGCATCGCGGGCCTGCACTGGCGCTTCTTCAGCATCGAAGCGGCCTTACGGCTGTACTCCATCGCGAAGCTGCGATGGTCGTCTTCGGACCCGCGCAGGCCGTGGCTGGGACGGGAGGAGCGGGAGCGGCGGGAGGAACGAGAGGGACGCTTTGCCATGCAGGCAGGCTACCACGCCCCTGGGGCCGCTGTCAGACCCCCTTGCTAGGGTCACCCTCGTGCAACGGACCACCTGCCTCCTCTGCGGCGCACCCCTGACCTTCTGCGGCGACTTCCAGGCCCACCCGGTCATGGAAGACTGCACCGTCAGGTACACCGACGCTTGGGGCGTCGCCATCGACAGGCCGCCCACCTCCCCGGAGAACGGCCAGATCAGCGTCGCCGCCTACCCCTTCGTCGAGGACGTGCTGGGCGAGGTGTTCGCGGCCAGCGGGCTGGAGCGGCTGGGCGGGGCCTCGACCGGGCGCGGCTGGTCTAGCTTCTCGACCTTCCAGCGGTGCCCGCTGCTCTGGAAGCGCAAGTACATCGAGAAGCGCAAGCCTGCCCTCCTCATGGAGTCGCCCAGCCTCGCGGTGGGCACCCTCGTCCACGCCTTCCTCGCCGCGCACTACACGCGCCAGATGGACCCCGGTTACCCGCTGGGGCCCGACGAACTGTTCCAGGTCGTGCGGGCCAAGGCGGACCCCAAGTTCGTCGAGGAGTCTTGGCGCATCTACCGCGCCTACGCCCTCTACTACACCAGCGAGGAGATCCAGCCCATCGCCATCGAGTACGACCTCAAGGATCCCAGGACCGGCGAAAGCTGCCGCTATGACCTCGTCGCGTTCTTCCCCGAGCCCGTCGCGGGTCGCCCCGCCGGTACCTACATCGTCGAGCACAAGACGGCGGGCCGGTTCGACGCCGACACCATCGACGGCTGGGTGAACGACGGCGAGATCATCGGGGAGGTTGCGCTCTGGAAGAAGCTGGGCCTCGACCACAGGTTCGGCACCCTGCAAGGGATCCTCGTCAACATCATCGGCAAGCAGAAGGATCCGCAGTTCCACCGGACCTTCATCAGCCCCGAGTCGTGGCAGGTGGACGCCCACCTCGACGACCTGCGCCGCTGGGAGGGGCTCATCACCCTCGCCCAGGCCACCGACAACTTCCCTCGCGCCCGCAGCGGCTGCGTCACCCGCTACGGGCGCTGCACCTACTGGGACGCCTGCGCCACGGGAGAGCTATGACCACCCTGGAAGAAGCCAAGCAGTACCTCTACCGCTACGGCTGGCACACCGACACCACCATCGACCCCATCGACCTCATCCGCGCGCTCGTCGCGGAACTGGAGCAGTGCCAGGACGAGCTTGGGTACGTCGTCATGGTCGACGAGCAGGACGCCGCCAACGGTGACGAGGACGATGAGGGCCCCGCCGATCCGAAGTAGCCATGATCGTCATCGACAACCTCGACGACCTGCTCCTCGACCCCGACTTCGCCCCGTGCCGGGATGAGCGGTGCAAGATCCCCTACCTCCACCACGACCACACCATGACCCTGACCAAGAGCAGGCTCCTCACCAAGTGCCCGCTCTGTGGAAACACCCTCGTGCGGCTCCCGCGCCGTCATGCGCGGTGCTCCGCTTGCCCCTGGAAAGTCATCACCAAGAGGAACACCGATGCGTGAGATCAACCTAGACCAGAACAACACGACCGTGCCCCGTAACACCTTCATCGTCTACGGCGACAGCCGCAGCGGCAAGACGACCTGGGCCGCGACCTTCCCCCGGCCCTTGTTCCTCTCCGACGTGACCGAGGCGGGCTGGAACTCGATCACTCACATGAGCGACGAGCAGCTTTTCGAGCCGGGCGTCAAGCCGATGGTCTGGGGCATCGAGCAGATGAACGACATGGCCCTCGCTCGCGAGAAGGCCGCGCCGCTCATCGCGTCGGGCCGGGTGCAGACCCTGGTCATCGACTCTCTCAGCTTCTACTGCGACCTGTACCTCAACTACATCGTCGGGCAGCAGACCAAGAAGGACCAACGCGCCGCGTTCGGTGACCTGGGCATCCACCTTCGCGACCTGCGCGTGAAGACCCACAGCCTCGCCGTCAACGTCGTCTGGCTCTGCCTCGCCCGGCATCCGAGCCCCGAGGAGCCGGTGGGCCGCCCGCTCGTGCCCGGCCAGCAGGCCGACAAGTTCATGGCCGGCTGCGACTACGTCTTCTACGCTCGCAGCTACCGCGAGAAGCGCGGCGCCGACCTCCTGCCGCCGACGTTCGAGCTTCGCACCCGCCCATGGTCGAACTACGTCACCGGCAACCGCCTGGGCAACATGGCCGAGTCGCTGCCCGACCCGCTCATCGGCACCTACGAGGACATGATCACCCATTTGGGCTACGACGCCGACGAGATCCGCCGGTCGATGCCCAAGCTGGTCACCAACGGCACCCCGGCCAAGGCCGCGCCCGCGTCGGTCCCGCCGCCCGCTGCGCGGCGCCCGAACCCTGTCCCGTCGAGGGGTTAGCAAGCCTGTCAGACCCCTCGTGTAGAACCCTTCCACGTCCGAGAAACCCCCAGCTAGAAAGAACCAAGACCAGATGAGCAACTACACCCGCATCGTGAACGACGAGGACTACTCCGACGTTACCCCCTGGGGTGGCGAAGGCGGCGGTCCGATCCTCCCGCCCGGCGACTACGTCTTCGACGTGGTGAGCGTCGAAGAGGCCATCAGCCGCTCCAACAACGACACCTACCGCGTCACGTTCCGCGTCGTCGACGGCGAGCACGAGGGCAAGGAGATCACCAACAGCTACTCGCGCAGCCCCAAGGCCAAGGGCCGCATCGCCGCGCTCCTGGTCGCCTGCGGCGCCCCGCTCCGGGGCTTCGACAGCGATCAGGTGATCGGTTCGCGGATGCGCGCGAGCGTCATCCACCGCAACGGGGACAAGCAGTTCGACCCGTCGGGTAACGAGATGCCGGCCCGCGTGTTCGCGAACATCGCGAACGAGCGTCCGTACCAGGACAAGGTCGAGGCTGCGCCGCCCCCGCCTCCGCCGGTCACCCGCGCCAAGCCGGGCGCCGTGCGCCGCGCCTGAGCGATAGGCAAGCAAGATCGACCGAGGGCAGCCTTCACCGGCTGCCCTTCGTGTTTTCGGGCTCCTGAGCGTGGGTCCGATCCGGTCGTCGCAGAATCGTCGGTGATCTGGTTGCGGGTCCCGTGGGCGAGGACTAGAAGGGTAGGGCTCTCGCTGGTGTCGGATCAGCGGGGGCGTGTCGGTCTACACAAGCAAGGGGTCTACGATGGGCGAGTTCTTCTCGGCAGAGATCTGCCGCGACGAGGACTGCGACGTGGTTGGCGTGCATCCAGCACACCCGGTCGTCGCGAGGAAGATTGTGGCCAAGGGCGACTTCGCGGTCGGCCCGGGCGTCTGGCGCAAGCACTCGGTGCCCGCCATCACCAACGCGGTCGCGCGGGCGGTGTCGCCGGTCAAGCCGCGCAACATCGTGGCGATCACGAACATCGTCCACAACGACTACGGCGACTGCAACGTGCGGACGATCTACCGGCACCTTGGCAAGCTGGTCGAGCGCGGGCACGTCCTGCGGGTCGACCTGGGCGAGCGGCTCTACGCCTACCTGCGCCCGAACACCCGGTACGCCCACGACATCGCCTACCTGCGCGAGCAGCTTGAGATCGGCGGATGAACCGAGGAACCATCGACGGAGCCGACTGCGCCAACTGCCCCTACGCCATCAACGGCCGGCCCGGTCGCGCGGTCGTCTCCGAGTACCCGGACAACCCCGCCTGGATCCTCGTCGGTGACGCCCCCGGGCGCACCGAGGCCCAGCTAGGCAAGCCCTTCTGCGGCTCGCAGGGGCTCATCGACAAGATGCTCGCCAAGATCGGGCGCAGGCGCGACCAGATCATGCTGACGATGGCCTGCCTCTGCGTGGCCCCGTCGGACGCCAGCGACACCGACCGGGAGCGGGCCGCGCAAGCGTGCCGGCCCCGGCTCATCGAGGAGATGGCCCAGTTCCCGGGCGCCCCGGTGCTGACCCTGGGCGCGCTCGCGGCGCGGGCCGTCATCCCCCGGGCCACCCTCGATGCCATCGACCCGCCCGACGTGCCCAAGGGCAAGAAGCGCGACCAGAAGCAGCGCCAGAAGGCCGAGGCCCGGCGCCTGGAGAAGGTCGCCAAGGCGGACGCGAGGCTCGCCAAGGCCGAGGCCGCCCAGATCGCCAAGATCGCCAAGCAGCGGCTCAAGGTGAAGGTCGAGTACCGCCGCGCCCAGATCATCCGCGAGTGCATGGCCCCGGCGCGGGGCACCCCCTTCCGCAAGCGTGGCAAGCCCACCCGGGCCTTCGTCGATGCCCAGCTACGGCTCGACCTGCCCACCCTCCAGGCCAAGGCCGAAGCCGAGGCCATCGCGGAGTACCGGCTGACCCGCAAGCAGGAGGAACTCGCGGCCCGGCACGACGAGGCCAAGCCCAAGCCGGAGCGCAAGAAGAAGAAAAGCAAGCCGCTCAAGATCACGGACATCATGTCGACGTGCCTGGAGCTAGACCTCGACGGCTCCGGGCCCCGCGCCATCATCCCGACCATCCACCCGGTCATGCTGATCAAGGGCGGCGGGGCGACCATCGGCGGCACCCACACCCCCGACCTCGCCTTCATCAACCTCGTCTACGACGCCGGCAAGGTCGACTCCCTCTCGCGCGGCGAGGACATCCGGCTGCGGCTCAACACCCTGACCGAGGTCGAGGATGCCGACCGGGCCGCGATGCTCGTGCAGCAGGTCATCTTCGACGCCGTCGAGGTGGGCGAACTGGCCATCGACCTTGAGACATACGTCGAGGATGCCGACCGGCACCACGCGCTCATGGCGTACCGCGCCCTGATCCGCACCATCGGGCTGGCCACCCCGACGCAAGCGGTATCCGTCGTCTGGGACCTGCTCCCGGCCTGGGCGCAGAGCCTCGTCCAGCTAGCCCTCGCGCACCCCAAGATCAGCAAGGTCTTCCATAACGGGCTCTACGACCGCACGGTGTTCGCCGCCAACGGCTTCACCCTGGCCGGGCCCTGGGAGGACACCCTGCTCGCCCACCACGCCGCCTTCCCCGGCTGCGCCCACAAGCTACAGGTGGTCACGAGCCAGTTCTTCGCCGTCACCCCGTGGAAGTCGGAGTTCCGCAACGCGGAGGAGACGCCCGAAGGGCTCACCCTCTACAACGCCAAGGACACCGGGGCGACGATGGCCCTGCGGCCCGCCCTCACGTTCTGGGTTCAGCGCACCAAGACCGAG